TTTGTGTATTTACATCAATCTGGCCAGATTGTAATGTACTATTTCATTCCTTTCAGCATGTGTTGGAATTGCCCTGCCATCTGCTGAACCTGATTAAGTTGCTGTTGGGAAATCCTTCCTGACTGTAACATTTTCTGGACTTCTGCTTTCGGGTCCCCCTTAAAATTCTGCCTAAACTGCATAAACTGCTGTATCATCTGCATTGGTCCGTTTCCCTGCGGCGTCCCACCGCCAAGTGCGTTAAATAATGGATTACTCATCTGCATTTCCTCCCTTGGTCGCTGATTCCTGCACGGTATTAGCCCTAACAGGTTCAGAAAAAGAATTTAATCGGTTTATGATAGCTTCGTATTTGCCCTTTAAATCGTCATATTCCTGTCGTGTAACGTATTTACTGTCCATGTTCGGAACAGGCTGTTTAGGTGGCATCTGAGTGCCTATTTCATGATACTCAAACGTCCGTAATGGTTGTGGCATACCGGAAACGTCTGTGGATTTTATATAGAACTTTTCGCTTTCACTGTCCATCAGCAAAACACTTGTCCCGGGCGCTACCAGATAGGATTTTGCACCGACTTCTCCAGATACCCACAGAATGCCGTTATTGTTCTGCTGTGGCTGTTGCACTGGTTGAGCAGGCATCTGAACAGGCTGTTGCTGAAACTGGTTCATCTGTCCTGGAACGCCAAAACTATATTGATAAGGATTGTTATATAATGCCATCTTGCACACCTCCTATAACTTACTCTATGACTTTCTATAACTATATTTTTGCATAAAAAAAGAACCGGAAACAGTTCGTTTCTGGCTCTAATTAGTGTCCAAAAAGTATCAGCATACTTTGATTATTTTATTATTCACCCTCCGGCTTAACCGCTTTGCTGTTGATATACTCACGTTCATCTGTTCAGCACAGTATTCAAGAGTGCGCTCCTGGCATCTCAACCGGAACAATCTTTCTTCGTCCGGTGTGAAATTACACTCTATTAAGAATCTGTCTATATCTTTTTTCGTGAACACATATAATTTCATGAGCATACCCCTTATTAATGCTAACGTTGATTCTGCGCAAGATAATTTGTAAGCTTCTGTTTTGTTTTTTTTAACTCCTCGACATTGTTCCCACTGATTTGGCTATCCAGCATAGTCGATAACACTTCCAGAATCAATGAATCACGTTCCGCGATCCTCTGAAGGCTCTCGTAATCTCGCTTGTCATGTTCTTCCAGTGTTTCTACTCGCTTATTAAGCCGAAATGCCGGTGTAATCCACTTAAAGATTACAGCTGCTGCCCCTCCGACAATAGATACTCCTCCGCAGATAGAAAGGAAAATCTGTACAAATTCTGATATGCTCATTTATTCTCCCTTTCCCAGTAATATACTGGGATCTCATTACCGCTATCCCATGTATCGAAATATTTTCCGCCTTGTACCGTTACCACATGACCATCTATGCAAAGGATGTATGTACCAGCAGGATGATCTGCGCAGAAGTCATTTACTGTATAAATATACCTCTCCGACTGCTCCACAAGCTTTCTGTGAAATCCATGCTTCGCTAAGTATGATCCCCATACATAATTGGCGCTTGGCATATCTGATAGTGAGCAAGCATATACCATTAATCCTGTAAATACCGTCTCCCAGTCAAGCTCTAACGCCTTGCATATCGCCCGGATAGCACAGTCACCTACACGATTCCCGGCTGGATTCGGATTAAAATATACCCATCTTTCCATATCTACCTCACTTTGCTCTTATAAATCTTTTTGCCCCGGCATTTGCCCTGGACTGCTGCTTATATCCAAAGTCTGCTACCTTGTTGCGGTAATATTGTGCTGCAAGATTGTTTTCCTCACAGAATTTATTATACTCCTTATTTTGTTCAGTCAGCTTAAAAGCCATTTGATCATATTCCGATCTTAGTTTTTCTTTTTCAGAATCCGGTATATCGTCTGAGTTGATTTCTTCGTTCTTCATTATCAGCTTGCGTTTAGTCGCTCTGATTGAACGTTCCATTGCTCGTTGTTTCTGGGTATCTTCGTAGATTTTCTTATTCTCTTCAGAATCAATCTTGTGCTCGTCCTCCCAGGGATTCCTCAGTCCTTTCGCCCATGGCTGGTGACTGTGGCGGCAATTGTAACCATGAAGACCATGTAGATCCCGAACAGTCCCCTGTCCAGTGTTCGGATTGATATCGTAGCCGGTACTATCAAAAAGATTAGGATACCCCGGTTCTGATCCAACTATTGAGTAAGGCTTTCCTTGCCAGGACGAATGATCTCCGCAAGGAGGCTGTCCTTTCTGTGCTGTTCTGGCTCCCAGATGGGCTGATACAAGGACATAATTTGTCTTTGCCTGTGCAATGTACTGATTCGTTACCTGTGCCGCCGTTTGATTCATACTTGTTACCACGCAACACCTCACAGATGCTTCAAGGGTTCTTTTTGCACCGCTTGTTGGATAATCCACCATGATTCCTTTTTGTGCATAATTGTCCAACACATCACAAATTGCAGTGGTGTAGGATTGCACACCGGAAGCAACACGGATTTCGGCTTTGTCCAGCAGATTAATTAGATCACGTTGAGATTGATTTATGGTTGTCCTGCTCAGTTTGCTAAGCTCTCCCAATGTCTTTTTAAACTCTGCATCCATCACCGCTATCACTTCTGGATTCTCCAATGGTGGACTTATATTCTCATCAATCCCTAAAAGGATATCTTTATCATTGTCCCAGGAAGTCATCACGGCATTTCGCAGAATCCGTCTAAGCTCTGGCTGTGTCATTTTTGTAAGCTTCTGCAGTTTCTGTTCAATGGCAACTCTGCTTTCTCCCATTTGCGTGAGCTTCCAAATGAGCCGATCAGCTGTGGCGGTCATACCGCCAGTCTGGAGAATACGCCTGGAAATGTCCGTCATTATAAAATCTTCTAGTTCTTGATAAATTGCAAGGATCTTTTTTTCTTTTCCGTGGAAATACTCTGGAGGAAGCATTATTTACCACCTGCCGTTTCTTTTACAAGCCTCACCCAATCAGATAGATGTTCCTGCTTAGCACGCTCAAACCAATGGTCAGACGTCCCTGGTGTATGATATTGTAATCTTCTTCCTGTGGGTGATTTTTTAGGTGGAGATGTCCATCCGATAATATTGCCTTGTGCATCCTTGAGCGGAATATTCGGACCATATACCTCGCCCGTGTACAGATAATGAGCGTAAGGAGTATTATATTCAATCTCGCCACCGTCAATTCCCTGCGGGTATCTTACGCTACTTCTCAATGCTCCTTGCTGGAAAGGTACATAAGGCTCGCAGTCCGCTACAATCTGCATATTCAGTTTCGTTTGCGCTTCTTTCAAATTGCCATCAATCCGCTTTGTATCGAATTTGATATGTACATTTCCAACATGATTATTAATCTTCATAGGCTATTCATCCCCAAATAATCCACTTGCTTTGTTTTCCTTATTCGCTTCTTCTGCGAGAGCTTTCGCGTCCTCTTCGCTAAATCCTTCAAATTTTACCAGATAGTACCAGAACGGAATCTTGCCAGTGGTCACATACTGCCACCATCTTGCACGGTCGTTTTCACGCACATACAGAATATCGCCAAAGTCATAATTTACTTTATAGGCTCCAACAGGTGCAAGTCCGTACAGATCAGCGTAAACGTTCAATGCGTAAATAACTTCGTCCAGACAGGATTCCAGTTTGTCACGCACATCTTTAATGAACTGCACTGTCCTCTGCTGTTCCGCTTCTACCCCTGTAGCTGTCTGAATGCCGCTAGATTCGTTAAAAACAAAGTACCCGTTAGAGAATCCAATCTTATATCCCAACTGGCTTAAAAGGGCATTTATGCCGCTTATACGGGTATCTGTGTTGAGAATTGGATTGATTTCCTGGTAAAACTCTTTTTCATCCTGTCCGAATACATTTTTTACATAATCCGGCAAGCTCATTTCTGAACATCTATGTTCCATTGCCTGTGGTGTCATAGCGGAGACAGGTGAACCACTCGGCATCAACAATCTGTCATCTGCTAGAACAGTCCGCTTAGAATCAAGGATTTCTTTTGCATTTCGGCTGTATGCAATGTCCAGGTCTTTTAATTCTTCTATAGCTTCCGCAAATATCGGAAGTCCCAGTGGCGTGCTAATATCCACATTGTTAGCCTGTGCTGTCCGAAGTACTCCGTACAATGGTCCGTCCAGTTTCTCACCGTTTACTTTGAGAATCGGCGGTGTATCTGCCATAAGATCAGCCCACTTGGTTTGTTTGAGGTCAATCTTGTCTCCGATGCTTTGAGGAGATTTTGATACATAAGCTCTGTTTGAAACATAATACGGATAGGTTGTCACTCCGTCCACGGTGGTCTCGACAAATCTATGATATTCGAGCCTTGTGTAGTATTTCCGTCCAACAGTGTAAGAATCCTTGAATATAATCCCTTTAATTTCTTGATTGTCGTAATCTACAATCATCACGTCTGCTGGAGTAAATATGTCAAGGCTCTCACCGTTTGGCTTAATGAACACGGTTCCGTAAGCACATCCATATTCCACCCAGTGCCGAATCTGAAAATACACTTTATCAATCTGCTTCTGCAGCCATGTAGCCCTTGCAGAACCGTCTATCTGAATGCCAATCGCCAATGTTGCAAGTCTGGCAGTCTCAGAACACACGGATTTAGCAAAATTAATCGTCTTGATGTTATTCTTATCATCTAGCCATTCCGGAACTCCCCTGTAAATGTTCGCGCACCGGTTAATCAGTGATTCCATCTCTGGAAACTCTGCTGCCTGGATATTAAAATCCTCTTCGGCTTGTTTTTTGAAAATCATGTTAAACCACCTTTTTAGTGTTGTTATAAGTCCCATTATGCACTCACGCCCCAGTATTTTATCTCACCCTGCCTACGTGCTTCTGCTGCTTCTTCAAGCGTGTCATGCCTGCCTAGATCAACTTTTTTATTATCTACATAAATTGTTGCTCTATATTTCCCTCTGTCCATGGAAACACCAGTAACACCAGTTGAATTTATTTTTTCCATTCTTTTGTTTCTTGCCTGCTGAGTCCATGTTGCCCATCTGCAATTTTCTGGCGAATAGTCCGAATTTGTGTCTATTCTATCAATACTCAAATTATCAGCATATCCATTTTCTAATGCCCATAGAACAAACGCTTCTGAACTTTTATTCCATTCTTTGCAAACCTTTATTCCTCTTCCGCCATAGTCTTCATAATCTTTGTCATTGGGGTTATTGCATCTCTGACGAATTCCCTGCCAGATTTTATATATTCGTCTATATTTTAGACTGTACCCTCTTTTAAGCATTATTCCCTCTTCTCCTCCACAATGATTCTGTTGCGTATCTACAGGCATCGATTAAATGGTTATTCTCATCAGGATATCCGCTTATAACGTTTCCGTCTTTATCTCTTTCGTATTCGTATTCCGAAAACTCTTTATAAGCATTTGGCGTTCTCTTAGGGTCAATAACAATAGTTCTTGTTTGAAACCATTTCATAGAATATTCCACACTCCCAGGTCCTTTTATTGCGCCCCTTGCCGGGAGTCCAAAATCTCTATAATCATTGATTGATTTAGGTTCAGCAGAATCGCAAGTAATAGTATAATCATCATATTTTCTTTTTAGAATCTCGTCCGCTGATTTCCTATTGCTCCATTTATTTTCGTAAATTTCATCAATGAAATATATCTTTTCAGTGTTATGATTGTAATACAAACGAATAAAAGCATACGGATCAGGGAAAAATCCCCAGTCACACCCCTGAAATATTTTGTCCATGCGACTGATTTCTTCGTCTGTAATATCTCTAATCTCCAGATATTCAAATACGTTTCCGCCGTCACCATTTGGAACACCCAGGTATTCATGCTCATAGGCTTCTGGATTGACTTCCTTTAAGTGCTCTGCATCATTAAGGAATTTCTGACCTAGCCACTCCGCCGGAGCTTCTAGGTAGCTTGAATGATGAATAACTCTTTTCGGATTAGGTACCAGTTTAATCCTGTTTACCCAGTTCGATTTTGATTTTGGTGGATTATATGATGAGAAATCATAAGACTCATCACCACCACGAAGCACTGACTGATTAACAGAACGTTCCTGGGCATCTCCCTTCATTTGATCTTTTTCCTCCTTCCAGAGGATTCCGATGTATCCAAACTCCGGCTTAATGGATTTCAGTTTAGTTTCATCGTCCAAGCCACGGAAGTATATTGTTTGCCCAGTTTTAATGTATTTGATCTCAAGTGGTGACACCTTGCATTCAAATTCTTCCATCAGTCCCAGTTCATTGATAGCCCATTTCATCTGAGCATATACAGAATCTTTCAACGTCGCACCAACCTGACGAGTAATGCAAGCGTGCATCTGAGGATTATTTTTGATAAGTTCAGTAATCTTAAAAGCTACGTATGAAGATTTCAAACCACCTCGACCACCCTCGAAAACATATTCAATGTTAGGCTTGATACGTCTGTTTATATCAACAAATGCCTTTCCGAGCACTCTAGCCGGAAGCTCATATTTTTTATCATCGTCATTTGATACTGCCGTCAGTTGCTCCCACTTATCAACAGCCTGCATATTGCCTTTAACAGCCTTATCATACACGGCAGCCACAATACAAGCATTGTTATTTGCGTCCTCGTCAGATATACCCATCTTCGTGAGTTTTTTCTTTGCAGAAGTCGGGGCGGGATTTTCAGCTATCATTTTGGCTAATTCAGAAAGAGTCTTTTTTTGACGGCGTGCTTGTCCCGATGCAATACCGCCTTTTCTTCCATTTTGAGCGGCTTCCGTGCGGCTTTGTTCACTTGTAAAGTCAAAAGATTCTATGTCTTTTCTTGCCATTCTGACATTCCAATCATACCCTTTCTGAAAATAAAAATTCTGCCACGTATAGCTATAGATATATACTATATTACCATACATGGCAGAAAAATTTGTCCCCACATTTTAATATTAATTGTAATATTATATTTCTCTTAGTTTTCTTAGTGTATCATAAAACATAGCCATTGCCTTGCGCTTGTATGCGTAGAAATCGTCTCGCTTTGCAGGTATGTACTTTGTCTTCATGATACGGTCATAGGATTTGTTTGCTACAATAGATTCGTACACCAGAAGTTCAATTCCTGGAGGGCAAGAACTTATGCAGCAGTGTAAAATATCATGTCTCTGCTCTGGCGTAGCTTTTTGACATATATCCTTTAAACGGTTAATATCTTCTGGATATACGCCAAAATCAACAAGTGACTTTTGCCTGGTTCGCATATCATCACCGCCTTTTTTATGTACAGTTCCACATTCCAATCAAGTACACGACATACATTGCAGAATAAAATACCGTGAATGATATATTATTCTCAACAGCTGCTCTATGGGCTTTTACCATTGCATAGAGTGCAATTAAAAAATTAATAATTATCCCTGTTGCTTTTAGCTCGAACATATCATCACTCCTTTTTCATTGCTATTTACGCTTACCACCCACACACGCCGCCCAGAGAAGAATACCGAATGCTCCGAACAGTGTGCTTAATGTGAATGCTATTAAAATATCAATCATTATTCTTCATCTCCTCTAACTTCTTTTCAGCTTCTTCACGAGTGAGGAATACAGTTTTACCAAATCTGTTAACATAAGTGTTTACATTTATAGATGAAAGATAAGTTGGACACACATAATATTCTTTTTTACTATCACATTCGTATTCACAGCCACTACAACTGTATTCATCAAATCTTGAACCGCATTCTGAGCAGACTGTCCATCTGGAAGAGATAATATATATTTCTTTATTATTAGCTGGTAATCTCACAAGCAAGCCCTGCTCTTCTGCGTCTTTGTAAGATTTTAATTCTTCAAGCCACTCCGCAAGTTGATCGTACTGATTGGCACGTTGTGCACAATTATCGTAATACTCTTTCAAATTAGGAAAATTATATGTTGCTTCGGCACGATTTGTTTTTGCTACTTCTTTTGCGTGTTTAATAGCTTCATCAAGTGTTAATCTCTCCATCTGCTTCACCTCTTAAAAAGACATATCTTCTAAATGCTCATAAATTTTATGTGGAATAAAACAAATTGTCATAAGTACAAATCTTAATATTGTTATTGGAATCTCTACCAGCATACACAATATGCACCAAATACATGCCAACTTATTTCTTCTCCACCATTCCGCTGGTTTTATTGAAACATTTCCGTCCGTATCTCTTAATTCTTCAAAGGCAATTTTGCTAATTTTTATCATCTACTTCACCTCTTCCATTTGACTTTCTACAGTATCTGCAAGTAGCTTCAAGGACTTAATAAATGAGTTCGTCAATGCTGTTCTGTCTGAGTATTTAATTAATGTTCTGACAAGGCTTATGGCATCTTTGAGCTTCTTCTTCATCTTCGACGATTTTGGATGCTTCAAGCAATGTCTTTTCAAAGCTGTAAGTAGCGATCTTATTATCGTAAAAAATCAATATGTTTGGAAATGGAATTTCGATAGGGTTTAAATCGTTTTTGCTCCCCATGTGAATCCTTGCAATTTTGCTATTTTCAGAACACCCAAATATTCTTCCTGTGTCTTTACGAACACGTTTTTTCCTGTTAAATTAATCATATTTTTCCTCCCTTAATCTTATTGCTCGCTTTACCTCTTTATCAGAATCTCTGACAACTCTACCACTTGCGCATTTTACACATTTGATTCTCCAACCACCTTTATATCTTTCGAAATGTCCATAACCTGTTGGGACTTTTTCACCGCAACAATAACAAGTTCCTGGATACCTATTCCTTGCCATTTACTTCACCTCTCCTGTAATTTCATCAGTACACTGATTCCACCCTTCTGCGAATCCCGCATCAAATGTATTGGCCGGATAATCTCCATTGTCTTTCTCTGGCAAATCCATAAGTGGACACCAATCAGGTCTTGATTTGCTTTCGCAATCATAATGTTCTTCTGTCATCAGAATTGCATCATAATCTAAACAGTCAGCTAATTCACAGCATCCCTCATATTCAAGATTTCCACAATATTCAGTTCCGAACGGGCAGCCATAACAATTTTCTGGCGTGTCAATCACTAATACTGATTTACTCATTTTCTTCTACCTCTTTTCTGCAAGAATGCTCCATATTGCGAAAGACTAATGATAGTATCTTTTTCTCTTGTAGCCAGTCCATACCCAAGTCTTCCATTTTTTTATTTTCCTCTTTCGTAAACATGGTTGAAATGTCCTTGCCTTTACTCATCTGATTCCTCCTGTAATAATTCTGGGTTGTCAAACACGTTTCCGGCAGTTTCAATCTTTCTGTGCCAATATCCAAGTTCTTTTCTGTAAAATGTCTCTTCTGGAAAATCAACATAAAATCCAAAATTATAGCTTCCGTAATCAAAACTCGAACAATACATTCCAAATTTTACCGGGGCATATTCTCCGTTATGATTAACAATATCGTTCTCCCAAATTTTCTTCCCGTTCTTGTCGGTCAGACCTGTGAACTGACAGAGGGTTTCTATATCAATTATATTGGTATATACTGTAAACAGATCTGAATCCTTCCGATAAAAAATAATGTCCTTCCCCCCTATGTGATATTGATCTCTTAGGTAATATCCCTCAACCCATTTTCCATCATAAACGCTCTTTGCCTTGAAAAGAATTTCTCTCATATCACACCTCCTTCGGTTTTTCGCACCGCTCAAACTCGATCACCCAGACCCACGGGTTCGCATTCCAGCCGTAGCGATCAAGGTCTGATTTCTTAATGGTGGAATCCCAAATTTTAGCGAATCTTTCTATCGCTGTACGCCACATTTTTTCTTCCCAACCAACGTTTTTTCCATTCTTCCAATTTGCTCCCTCTGCTTTTGCGCCATCTTCTGTGATATTCTGTAACCGCTCCACGCTCACATTCGTAACCTTCAGCCAGATACGAGCAGCTTTTTTCGGCATGTGGATTGATGGTTTCCACGGCTCTTCTGCGTCTTCAGAATTTGCAATGCTAGCCTTATATCCATAGTGTTCTTCCAGATGGCACCCTTCACCTTTTCCAACCCGCTTTGTATATCTGTGCCAAGTCTCACGAACATACAGGATATCTTCCGGCTGATATGGCGATCTTCTTTCCGGCTCCAACGGATAACCACATCTTGCACAGTATACGTTCTCTGCCAGGTTATCATATATGTATTCGTTGTGAACATATTTGCAATTCGGGCACTCTTCCCATTGCGGTTTTACAATTCTTCTGGTACAGCTTTTTCTTCCGTCCAGAATTGCTCGAACCATTTGGGTGTTGAATAAAATCGGTTTAGTTGCCATCTACTCCACCGCCTTTCACAATTTCTATCGCCCTGCTCAGTCCAGCATTGTATCCTTGATGCACATCAGATAAGATACATTCTGATTCAATGAATTTGTCTCTTTTCAATTCGTTGATAACCTTGTCCACATCAAAAGCTGTCGGCTGCTCGTCCACAATATGTATATATCTGTCTATAATCTTCTGTATTGGTTCTCCTAAGATATTTTGAAGCAGTATATCTTTTTTTAATTTATCTGTGTCGATTAACCTCATTCCTCATCCCTCCTTGTATGGTTCTGGAAGTGGTCGCCATGCCGTAATATCAATCCAATCATAATTGCTATCAAGATAATATTCATCACAATCAATAAAGCTTGTATCTTGCCATGTTGTTTCTCCGTTAGTAACCAATATTTCTTGTCCGTCATCTGGCATTTTGCAGTCAAGCATATACTGTATATCAGTTGATATGGATTCTTCCGCACGTTCTTTTTCTGATATCTGATGATATTTTACCGGAATCCAGCCATTTTCTTTCTCGTCCTGTTCAAAATCATTCAGAAGAGTATTCACAATATCCAGCGCACTCCCTGGAAGCCCATGCTTATACTGTGATTTATTTTCTATCTCAGTTTTGTATTGTTCTAATCTGGTTCGTACTCTGCTCATACAACCACCTCTGTAAAATACTCATCCAACATTTCTTGAGATATCTCAATCCACTTGTTTGTATTTATGCCGTTAAGACGAATGTCTTCGCCGATAAAATTTTCATTTCCAACTTCATAGGTTTCGCCAACCTTAATTTCTATACAATTTTCAATGTAAAACCCATCATCGTCATAGCTATCTAACATGAACGCCTTTACGCACTTATATTTCATGCTTCCACCTCGCTATCCTCTGGCATCTGGAACGTCATTCCTTTTTTGAGCATTTCTCCAAGTTCTCTTGCATGTGCTTTGTTTTCTTCCGTTTTTGGCTTCATACTTAATATCCTACATACTTCTGGAATTACATATTTTGTGTATTCCGAATCTCCATAGGCTTCCTGAATCATATTCAGTACCTTCATGGCTTTTGCTTTGGTAGAATATTCAGCCATATTGCAACAACTGCCTTGACTTCCGATATACATTGCTGTTGCTCCGTTAATGTCTCGAATTGCGATACTGAAAACATTATTAATGTTTACTATTACGGTTTTGTCCTGACTTCTGATTAGCATTTTATGTCCTCCTTATTCGATAAAATTTGTTCCGCATTGACAATGATAACTAATATGTCCGTTATACTTACTTACATTTGCCATTACCTTTCTACCGCATGAAAAACAAGTTACCTCTTTTGTCAGCGGCTTTTCGTATTCTTCTACTTCTTTATCTTGAATAAACCTCTGACCGCACCAGTGGCACTGCTTAGTGCTGTACGGCATCTCTCCACAAATAGGACATTCTGGAATTATTCCGTAACCATCATTTATGATTGGGAGTTTTATCGGCTCTCGCTTTGAATAGATATTCCAGAGTTCTTTTCTGCGGTTTTCTTCGTCTTGCTCTATTAAAGCCTTGTACTTCTCTTCCTCTTCTTTGTCCCAGTAAATGACACAAGCTTTATCTTCCGGTGAAATGTCTTTGGTGTACGGCTGTGTTGTGCAATGATAGCCTGTTTCACCCTTCCTTTTTCTTGACTGGCATCTCACACAACCACCGCATTTTTTATCCAACAATTCTTCTGGATAAATGCTTGTGCTGGAACGTCTTTCTCTTTCTGGCATTCCGTCACTGAATTTAATTTCACTCATTATTTACCCTCCTTTTTCAACATCGGAAACAGCCATCCTGACTTTTCGTTCGATGCAATCCAATCAAATTTTAGCTCTGATAATTGGTACTCTTTATTGCATCTTTCACAAGTGAATCCTTTCGCTTTACTGTATTGCCCTATAATTCCACCGCATCCACATCTACAGTGTTTATAATCCATTTCTCATCCTCACTTTCCCCATGTAAGCAACTACATGGTTAATCAGCAAAACTCCATCTGTCCATCATCAATAAACTTCTTTTTCTTCCGGCTTAATGTATCACCCTGCTGTTTCAATCTATCTACACGGACTTTCTGGTTAAAGTTTGCCATATAATCATCGTCAACTTCTGGCGGTACTTTTAGAAAATATTCTTCTGGAAGTGGAAGATTATGTTCCTCGCAACAATTTGCAATCTCATTTCTGTATGAAAGAATATGGTTTCTGGTTAGATTCATATTGCATCCATCTGTCCAGAACGGATCATTACAGCCATTTTCGTTGATGTGTTCCCAGATAGCACGCTCATGTAATAGATTTTCTCTTAACAGCTCTAATTCCTGTTCTGGCGTTTTCTGCTTCATTCTCCTTCTCCTTTCGCTCATGTAAACAACTGACACGCTATTGTGCAGTTAGTACATGATTTTAATACTCAATAAAATCAGATAATTCCATCTGACCAACTACATTATTGTCTTGCATCCACCATAGATATACTTCTTCGCCACAACTCCACTTCACATCTTTTCCGCGCTGCTTGCGTTCCTCAATCATTCTGTCAAAAGCACGTATATAGGCTTGCTTGTATTTTGGGAAATCATACATTTCCTTTTCCCTCTGCTTCTTCGATGCAAGCGGACAGCCTAAGCAACCTAACCTATTATATCCGCATTGGTACAGCTCACATACCTGAATATCTTTTTCACCAATGAACTGCCAGATATTTTGATCTGTCCAGTCAATAATTGGATTAACTACTGTCTTTGCTTTCATCTGGCAATTTTCAAATAATCTTCTAGTACAATCATTATCGGTTATAAGCATTTTCTCATCAGAAACGCCGATACTTTTGCTTGCTGTCTGTCCTAATACTTCAAATGGGCTTCTATTACTTCTCTTGCTACTTTCAGACCATCTAACGCCTGTTGCAATCATTCTGTTAGGATTCCCACCTTCTTTCAGTTCTGAACAGCAATACCGAACAATTCTGGTAGGTGGCATTAGTTTTCTTGGAATAAGATTCCACATTGTAAGACGGTTGCCGTTTTCCTGCACATGATAATCAATCTCGCATTTGATGCCTTTGTCCGTCAATTCAGAAAACGTATTCTTGATATGCCTTACTGTCTGCGGTGCATCAACAGTGGTATGTGAGTTATGTACTTCAAACGGGATTCCAGACATTCTGAATAGTTCAAGAAGCACATCTGAATCCTTTCCGCCGGAATACTCACATACAAGTGGTTTGTTATAATGTTTCAACGAGAGATCAGACGCAAGCTGGATTCTTTCAATTGCTTTTTGTTCTAAATCCATAATATTTACACTCCAAATCTTCTGACCAATTCTTTACACATCGGTCTCTACCTTTGAATAACTCAATCTATACGCCCTCTGCTCTGTCGGATCTTCGCTAACAAGCAATCCGTTATCTAAGAGCAAATTAAAGTGTTTTCTGGCAGTAGCCATTGAAATGTCCAATCCATCTGCAATATTTCTTGTAGACGGCATATAGTGGTGCTTGCGGTAATACTTCAGAATAAAATGATATACCGATTTATACATCTCCTGTCCCTCTTTGTGTTTGCGCTCTGTATTGTATTTTCCCATGGTCATTACCCCCAATCTTGTAATCCACTGCTATTGCCCTTTATTCCATTCCTCATAGCTGTTGTACGCCCATTTACTCCATAAGCTTCATGCAACCCTTTATGATATCCATTCCGATACTGATTCTGGTTGTTATGATATAATTCAATAAAATCATTGATATCATAATTTTCTTTTGGATTAGCTGTTACGTATTCCTCTGCTTCCTTCTTTGTTCCGTAATTGCTCAATTCAGCACAACGGATAAAATCGCTTTTGTTCATGTCCATTTATTTCACCTCTAACCGTTAATACGGAATCTCAAATCAAGATTCAGTTCCTCTTTGATTGATCTTCTATAATCCTCCCAGGTTGCCATATCATCCATCAGATAATCAGCCCCCCTGTCCATGCCGTCCATAAACTTCTGGCATCTTTTCTGACCGAATCCAAATTCATCATGCAGGACAGCTATCGCCATGATCACGCAACATTCAGATACAAGCTGTTTAATCTTCTCAGATGCTTTGTCCAGGTCTTTTCTTGCCAGGGAAGTATGTATTCCTGTTACTCCCCTGAATCTGCATTCCTTTTCGAGAGCTTCAAGCCAGCCCTCTCTGGTGATTCGTCTAGCGAGGTCAAGACCATCTTCCCTGCCGCGTTCATATTCACGCATTTTATTCATTTCTTCATCTTTCCGAACCCGTATCCTGTCGGAGCATAGGCTCTATCAGTACTCGGGTGTGCTGTTTTAAGCAACCCATCATCAATAAGCTGGTTTAAATGTCTCCAAATGGTAGCTCTGCTTGCGTCTACCTTCTCACAAATCTCGCTGACCGATGGTGCATATCCAACAAGTTTAAAGTAGCTTACTACATACATGTAGATTTCTTTTCTAAGTGCCTGTCCCTGTTCGTATTTGTTCTTAGTGTTGCACATTCTTTCTCACTTCCCTCTGTTTGGAATCTAATAACTTATTAAAAGCAACTAGACAATTCTTAATAAACTGTTTATCATTATCGTCAGGGCACATTTCCGCATACTCTCCAAGTTCTATCAGACGATCAGTAGCCTGCTTGGAATATTCGTCTGTAAGTTCGGCTGAATAGAAATCTTTTATAGTTTTCCAAAATTCAGTCATAAACCTTTGAATATACGGAATATCCTTTGCTTCTACTTTTATTTTTATCATCTCCTTTGAGTATTGTATACAATGTACTGTATACGCTCTATTTAATTTTATTTTATAAATATAATATATTTATATTATTTTAATATAAGTAACCTTTGTTAACCGTAAAGTAACCGTACTAATTTGTGTAAACCATTGATTTTACAGGTAGGTAACCGAGTAACCGAGTAACCCTGACTTTCTCATATAGAGAAACTTTTATACTCAATATGTGCATATAAATACTCAAATATATATATGCAGAATCAAAGGTTACCTAGGTTACCCGGTTACCTTTTGAACGAATTGTTTGTTAATCAAACACAATATCGTCTGTAATCTCAAAATCATCATTACAATTAACAAATCCTTTTGGAATTTCATCCACAATTTTCAAAAACACACATTTGGTGACAATTCCGTCCAGTTTCTTCGCTTTGGTCGGATAACCTCTGCTGTCGGTTTCCACAAGCCCCTTTTTAACAGCCCATGACAAAAATGCTTTTCTGGAGAATCTTCCGATTTTGCACAGATCATCAAACGCTGCACTATAGATTATTGCAGTTGACGTTTTTTCTACCGGATCATTGTCAATAACTCCCCATCTTTCTGTTTTAATGTCCGGGTCATCATCGAATTTAATTCCGTTCATGGCAATCTTGTCAACCACGAACCAGTAAGCACGTTCATTTTCAGACACCATTTCTTTCTCTGCCAGGAGGCTCTTTGCTGTCTCAATGTCAATGTACTGGTCATCATGGAATAGCTGATCTGTTGCAATCTTATCTGCTGCCAAAATAATGCTCATTGAAATACTCTGCTTCTGCATCTTGTCATCGTCCTGTATAAGCTCTTGATAGTGCTTTTGCAGGGCTTTTATATCATCAATAGACATTTCCTTGACTGCGTTCACAAAGTCGATTCCTGCATATCCGTAGTTCTTTTTAAGGGTATCTGCGGTAAGCTGTGGATCATCAAATATCTTTTCAGAACACTCGACTTCAATAATTCGGTTAATTGCTCCGCCTTGGCTGACATATCCGGCAAGCGGACGCTCGCCATTGGTCAGAATGCAGTTCTGCCAGCGGTTCTCCCGGTTGACACCCAGTTCTTTGTTAGAACGGCTCTTTCCTTTGCCAGAACACAGATCGTACACAATCCCTTCAAAGTTATCTCTGATCTTGGCGGATACCTTGGAAGTATCATCCAGAATCAGTGGAAGATTATTGAGCATATCAGACTTTGCTTCCAGTGCCACATCTGTTGTCTTGAAGTCTCCTATATACCTAGATTCACCCGGATTTGCCCATACGGAAGCCCCCAACATAAGCGTCACAGTCTTGCCGCCCTCAGTTTCTCCCCAGAGGTCTACAAAAAATGGAAGAGCACCGACCAGTTTAATTAGAATACTAGCGAAGCTTGCAGCCAACATGATTTTTGGCTCTATTCTCCCAGTAGCACGAACTTTCTTCACGTGCTCATACCATTCTGTTCTGCTGCCACTTACACTGATACTTTCATACAGTTGCCGGAACCTCATGTCTCCATCAAATACAATGTCCTTGTCATAGGGAAGAAAATAATCCCTGATCCACCCAATTTTGCTGGAGGAATACTGAATTTTGATATAATCGTCATTTGCATTCTCAACGTCTGAAAGATACCGCACAAGAAACTTCGCATTCTCAGATGTCACTGAAATCCCAAGCGCAGACAAACCAACGATTTTAGTAGATGATGCAACCATGGTTTTCGGTACAATAACCTCGGACCATTTATTATTTCTCTTATAGATTAGCTTTATCTGTTCTTCTCCGGTTTCCAGATTCTTCATTCGTTCAATCGGAAGAATAGGATGATAACAGGCTATAATATCCGGCGATCCTGGATTAGTGTTTGATATTCTGATTCCATCATCGTCTGCTATCCAGTTAAGGCACTTCATTCTGTCATATTCACAATCAGAGAAATTAGTCCACTGGTCCAGCATAGACAACGTCCTATTGCTTTTCTCTTTCTCAATCATCTGCTTCTGTACTTTAGTGTATGCTTTAAGCAAATCTTCGAATTTTTTCTTTACGCCAAGCTCCTTGGCCCTATCCAGAAGAGTCAGTGTAAGACGTGCCTTGTATATCTCGTCTTCCTGGCTGAATATCTCGTCAAACACTTCTTCGTCCAGAATAGAATCCTTCGTGAGCTTGTTTATCATTTCCACGTATTAATCACCTTCTTCCAGTCCTGCTATGAATCCATGGTGATATAGTGCAAGCTGCAACCTGTTCCATGATTCGCACCATCCGTCAGATAATGGTTTTACCCTGCCAAGGATAGCCCTGTAGAAATCTATATCAGACAAGCATTCTTGCAGCACAGCCTTTTTTTTCTGTTCTTCCTTTTGCCTCATTTCCATCTGCTTCTGATGGTGATATATTGCCATTCTGGAAGAGAAATCTGGTTTCTGGTAAGTTCCTCCAAGTATGGTAAAAGCTGTCTTAAAATCGCAATTATCCATGTTCTGAACGAAAGTAAAAATATCTCCTGACGCGCCACATCCGAAGCAATAGTAGCTGTCTTTGTAAATTTTCATTGAAGCAGTACGGTCACTGGGATGAAATGGGCAACTGATAAAGCCAGCTCTGTTCGGAATCATTCCGTATCTGGAAAGAACATCTCTCATGCTGTTCTGCTGCTTAATTTCTTCTTTCGTCATGTCAGCAACTCCACGATTCGCCGTCCAGTCTCTTTTTTTGTGCAGAATTCAAATCGGACACCGTATTTATCTCTGATCGTACATAGAGATTTGTATAGTTGACAGCCGTCAACAGCTTTATCAGATATTACAGTTTTTACTTTTTTACCGTTTACTGTCTTCCAGATAACTTTATGTTTTCGGGGATTCTCCCAGAAATATACATCACCAACTGATTTAATATCTGGTCCATGCTCACATAGGATAATCAACTGAATACCTGCTTCACGCGCTCTGATAAGCTCTGCCTTGAATCTTTCGTGCTGCTGGCAGACATTTCCACAAAGTTCTTGTAAATCCTTTTTACGGTCAATACAGAGCTTTGCATTATCAAGACTTTGATAATCTCCGCAATACAATTTAGAACGAAAATACTGCACTCCAAGGCTATCAAACTGACTCTGAATCCGTTCCCATTCTGATTTATGTTCCCTTGTGTCCACTTGTATAACCATAAAAAACACATCCTTTTAATTAAATGGAAGTTCTTCATCAATTCCATCTGGAATACTCATAAAGTCCGTACCTTCCGGATTCATTCCCATGATAGCTTCTTCCTTCAGATGATCGTCATACGCTTTTGTGGTACGCTCTTCTGGGATATCTGCGTCCTTAATTCCCTCCACACTGCGGAACCATGCTAACTTGTGACGTTTCACTTCTTTATTGTCGTACCAGTCTTTCTCCAGACGGAAGATGCCACCGATCAGCTTGCCTTTGAACTGCTGTCCGAAGTTATCGCCCCACTTAACAGCAAATCCAGGATTTGACTTTTCTACGCATGTAATGAATGTTTTGAGATTACGAACACCATAATCTACACTATCGTCAATAACCATGTAGTTTGTGCCTGCATTCGGATATTTCTTATCTGGTCGGATATCATTTTCGAACTGCTTCATAAAATATCCAGCCTGTTCGTCACCGTCGGCAAAATCAAACAGAATAACGAGCATATTTTTAGTTTTTCCCTCATCGTCTGGTTTTGACTGACGTTCAGACACCTGTTTAATCACCATTTTATGACCGCCAAGCTTAATTGGTTCAAATTCTCCTGCTGCCTGTGTTGTATCATACATTGCCGGTTTATTCATCTTTATTCTCTCCCTTTCCTAATTCGTAATAATCTCTAATAATCTTGTCTACCGCTGCCAGATCATTGTCTATGGTCAGTGAATCAAACATACCAATCGGTGATTTGCTGACAGCTCCCTGACTTGCCTGAGTGACAAATAAATGTTTTCCACTTTCTTCAATGCAGCGGAGAACAATCGTAAACATGCCCTCCACGCAAACTTTTTCATCCAAAAGTTTTCCTATTGTCTTTGGCTTTACATCTCCAGAATCGTCCTTATCTTCATGCATCATAAGATATACGACTTTGCTTTCCGGAACCTTTGTTACAATGAACTGAATTAGATTCCAGAAATAATCACCAATGTCATTGTAAAGTGAAAATACTGCATTACCTTTTCCGGCAGAAGCGTGTCCACGCATAAAGTGGTTTGTGATAAGATAGCCTGCATCATCAATTACAATTGACTCTGCTTTTGATGCAATCAGGCACTTCATTACCTGCTGGTAATCATCTGTAAACCATCCGTCAATTTTCCCCTTGAATGGAAGTGGCTTGTTTAATACTCTGATAAGGTTCCAGTTTTTGTTTTGACAGTTTCTAAGACTGGTACTTTTGCCAGAACCAGATTTTCCTATAATTAATACGGGTGTTGCGATAAGTCATTCCTCCTTGTCATAAACTACATGCTTGCTGCCCTCAACGATCAGCAAACTTGCAATATCTTTCATTGATAAGGTCGATTCGTTATAGATTTCAACCAGTGCATTGTAAGCACCTGTTGATACTTTCACGACCGGGTTGTCCTTATCGGTTGCCGGCTGCTTCTTTCTTGCCGGAATACGGATTTCAAATTCACTCACTGATACTTTCCTCCTTATATGATTTCTGGGCCGTTAAAAGCCCATTTAAAGCCTGTACATAACTCGCCAATGCTCTCGCCTTGTATGATTCCTCTATCGGATTATCCGGCACAATAGCAAGCTGGGTGTCAATCAATCTAACAATCTCATTAATGCGTTCTTCCATGTTTACACCGCCTTAAAAAAGCAATACAGGTTGTCTGATCTGTCGCCCTCTCCTGGAACAATCTTTCCATCTTCCTTTCGGTCTCCAGCGTGATATTCGATTCTGTCCAGGTACATGTCCGCATTTTCATAATCAAGGATATTGTCTCCTCGACTCTGCATTTCCCGGAGAAGATCATTGATTACCTGGGCCAGGGTGAGTGTAGGTAGCATTCTGAGCATTGATGTCTCATACATCATTAGCATTCACCTCTTCTTCAAGAAGTCTAAGCATGTGAGTTTTAGCTTTTTCAAACTGTCTACGATTAAATTTTTCTTGCGCGTCACTTAATAAGAGCGTGTATAATCCATCATATCCATGATCCTTTTCAAAACCTCTATCCATGATATAGATGTTAACAGATCCAGTTCCAGTGCTAATATCAATGGATAAATAAGCAGGTGTTTCATTATAAATACGTTCTCCGAGATCAATAATCTCTTTAATCATTTTCCACAACATTTCCATTCTCCTTTCTTAAAGCAGTGCTAAATACGTAAACAATGCGAATACGATACTTGCCAGGACTTGCTGCAAGTTCTTCTCCCACATCCACACCGGAAGAAAAGTAAGCAGAATCCCAATAATCGCACTGACTACGATATCCTTTCTGTTCTGTCTAGGTGATTTCATTTTTTTCCCTCCAAAAAGAAAAAGATTACAGACTGTAAGCAATATACCAGAAGATATTAGTAATGATTAACAGCGCGGCAGTCAAAAGCCATGCACTGAACCACTTCTTAGTCTCTCTTTTTGCTTTTCTTACGATTTCAGTAGCTAACGCTGTCTCGAAATCGTTCCATGTAATCTTTTCATTTGTTACATTTTTTTTATTTTCCATGTTATTTTCCTCTCGCTTAATATTGACTTTTTAGCGGATAGAGGATTATAATTTACCTGTATCCACTAAGGTTGGTTTAGTGGCTTACTGCTCCGGGGTGGAGGTGCCGACTCCCTCCGGGGCGCTTATGCCAAATTTGCTTCTTTTCTTCTGTAATAGTCCAAGATAATTCTCGAACATTCATCGACGATTTTTTGATTGTCTTCCGGTGTATTATCCTTGCAGTAATCATCATGTATTCTGATTATCCCGCCAGATTCATTTTTTATTGTTTTAATTACTGCCATAAGAATCTCTCCTTTCTACGATAGATTATGATGCTTCTTCTATTTTTGCTTCTTCTGCAAAATGTTTCTCCATGAGATCGGCAATCATCAAGTATTCTTCGGCGATTTTGCCTTTTCTGGTATTTTTCACCTGTTCGCGGAACTCTGGAATTGTTCCATAGAAGCAGCCGCAAGACACTTTAACTTGTTTGTCCTTACATCTGAAGAATGTAGTTGTGCGGAATTGAGTACCGAATCCATGAATAGTTGCGTAATCTGCATTGTCGAACACCCTTGCATTGCCGAACACCCATGCATTGTCGAACACCTCTGCATTGCCGGACACCTCTGCATTGTAGGACACCCTTGCATTGCCGGACACCCTTGCATTGTAGGACACCCTTGCATTGCCGAACACCCTTGCATTGCCGGACACCCTTGCATTGTCGGACACCCTTGCATTGCCGAACGCCCATGCATTGCCGGACACCCTTGCATTGCCGAACGCCCATGCATTGCCGGACACCCTTGCATTGTCGGACACCCTTGCATTGTCGAACACCTCTGCATTGTCGAACACCCATGCATCGCCGGACTGGTTTACATTTTCTTCTTTTTCTACCCATCCGCCAGTTTCTCCGGCTTCTACATTCCCAAATGATATGAGCGCCTTGATTCGAAAAAGCTTCTTCCCGAAAATGTTAATTTTGGTTTCTGATGTTAATTCAAATTTCTTCATGTTTTCCTCCTTAATTACTGTGAAGTTACAGCTTCTTTCTTATCTGATTCTTGCTCCAGATTATTCTCAGAAAAAACTTTCCGTCTTCTTCTCAAATAATGTCTTGCCATTCAGATTAGCTCGAAGCTCATATTTATGATCTTGATATTGACTCTCTTGAAGAATCTGGGCTAAAATGTCGTTTGGAGTAACCAATTGACATGTAAAAGTAGCTTGCGGACATTGAAGTTGTGACTCAATATCTGATATTCTCTTTTCAAGAGAACGGATCTTTTTCCTGGTTGATTTGCTCAACTGTTTTCACCTCCCTACCTTGACTTTTTATATTTGTTCTCCTATCCTGTAAGCGCAGGCACTGGAATGCTGAGTATTGAGGAAAGGAGACGAATATGGTTGAAACAATTACACGACTGTATCATTGCCACAAGATTCACAAGCATGTGACTGTTTATGAAGAGTATGAGGTTTCTGGTAACAGCCGCCGCCTACTGCGGTGCTCATGTCCATATCATCAATACACGGAAATGAAGCCGCACTGTGATGGGTATAATGATCATGGTTTTCAATGTGGTTATGCAAAAAATCAATAACCAGGCTCACTAACTCATCTGGTCGCTCACTGGGCGATAGGTAACAGTAAAGCCGTAAGTCACATTTGCAACAGTCTCCACCAGATTCTTTGCAGTGTTGGCTGACGGCTTTGTTAAATTGTAATGCGTCCATTGTTTTCACCTCCATGTTAAGAACTTTCTTTCTGTGCCTTATCAGAATCATCTGGCTTATTCTCAGAAAAACTTTCCGTCTTACCGAGAATGTATCCCTTGTCAAATTCTGACATATTAGGAATCACGTTTTTCAACTTTTCAACGATTCTTTTTTCTTTTTCTGACATATACGCACCTCTTTTCTTGTGATATACTCTCCTGTAAAGGAGGTGTTCATTTGATAACAAGATATCAATATAAAATATTGAAAAAAGCTTTAAGAAATTGTGGATTTACTCCTAGTAATCAGCGTGAAGTAGATGCTTGCAAATACCTTTTCAACAAAAAATACTTTATGCGCTCAAGATCGCAAGATCACGCATATGAAATCACACAAGCGGGTGAAGTCGCCATGAAAGCATATTTTCAAGATATATCCAGATTTTGGATAACAACTGTTCTGTCCATCATTGCGCTGATTACCGGTCTTTTCTCAATCTCTATACAATCAGAGCCACTATTGAAATTGTTAGAGCAATTATTGAAATAACTGTTAAAACGTGTGTGCAGATGGATAATGATTTCACATATCGTGAATATATTCCGAACTGCTCTTTCAGATATTCGTTATCTGTCTGCTCACTTGGAATTTCTTCAGCATAGTTATGGCGGGAACAGCAGCTATTTTGTGTTTCAGATTCCATTAGTATCTGCTCCACCTGACTCCATACGCCTGACGTTTTTAATTTCGACCAGTCTTGGCTCGTCATTTTGAGTTGAACTGAAACCTGACCGAGAATATTTTCACTGACGGTGCAGTCTAACATTTTTCTTCACCTCCTTCGTTGTACTTTGTACACTCTTAATATAATACTATGTACAACTTTTGTCAAGAACTATTTTTGTACATTGTACAATTTTTATTATTTACTTTTTTAATTATGTGGTGTATAATCTTATTTGAAAGGAGGTGTACGAATTGAAAAACAGAATAAAGCAAATAAGAAATTCTAATCCTAATTGGAAGAGTCAAGATTTATTTGCAAGCTTTTTGGGAATACCAAAGGCAAATTTATCTAGTTATGAAACTGGAAGAAGAACTCCTACAGACGCAGTAATTCAATTAATCTGCGAGAAATGTTCTGTAAACGAAGAATGGCTAAGAAATGGAACTGGAGAAATGTTTCAGCCAGAGAATAAAAACGATGAAATTTCTAAGTTGTTCGGAAATGTTCTAAAGTCTAGTGATGATGATTTTAAATACCGTCTCATCAATGCTCTAGCAAAGCTGGATGATTCTGGATGGGATAACTTAGAAAAGCTCCTAGACACGATTTACGAAAAGAAATAAGAAAATAGCCAAGGGCAATGCGCAAACCCTTGGCTTTTCTTTTTAACCGATTAATGTTTTTATGAAAATGTATATTGACCTCAGCCAACATCTGTTTTCTATCTTTTGTATCATTTCAATAATTTCCTTTTTGTAATCCATTTTCCGTCCCTCCCAATATCGCACAATAAGAACATTTGTTCTCTTTTATTTCATTATACCCTCTTTTTAGCGATATAGAACGGACTGGATCGATCATACTTCTCGCCCTCTGCTTAAACAGTACGCCCTCCTTTTGCCTTGAACGATTAAAAAAGAAATGACATTTGCATTCCGCAGAAATATTGTTGCTTTTCTTCACAATAAATGGCTGCTTTTCTTCTTCAGATATGGTCTCCTGTGTATAATTATGTATTACGTATTGATTATTGGCACTTGTCTTAATAATCACTTCAGAATCTGTCGGATCAATGCTCTCGCGCAGTGGCGCGCGTACAGAAAATGTGAGCATTATCCCAAACAGAAAAAATATAACCAGCTTTTTTATTCCTTTCATAAAATCCCTCCAAAATTAGTTTATATTATACTCTAAATATAACAATCATACAATATCTCAATCTTGCACAAATTTTCTTACATTAATGCTGTATTTGACGAAAATCGAGAAAATTCTACATTTCCCAACAAAAAAAGAACTGAGGAGTTAAGTCCCCAGTTCCATTTTTTTTAAGATATAAAATCACTATTGTTATAAGATTTATTTTTTACAACGACTTTTACTTTTTTACTGATTTTCCCAGCTTTTACAGTGATGTAAGCCGTTCCTTTCTTTTTAGCAACTACTTTGCCTTTTTTATTTACAGTTGCAATCTTTTTATTAGATGATTTGAAACTAATCTTATCAGCTGCATTAAATGGAGTCTTACTTGCCTTTAAAGTAAAACTTTTTCCTTTTACCAGATTAATCACTGTTTTATTTACCATCAATTTAGTAGTTTTTACCGCCTTGCTCTGTACGGTAAGATTAATATTTACAGTAAATCCGCTTGCTAGTGTTGCTGTAAGAGTAGTCTTTCCTGTTTTCTTCAGAGCTGTTATTTTAAATGTTCCATCCTGTTTGATGTTGCTGATTTTTACGAGCTTTTTATTTTTAGGAATAACCGATTTTAAATAATCTCCTTTTGCCATACCAGTAATTTTTACTGCAGCTGTGCTTTTTCCTTTTTGCAGAATAACACTTTTATAATTAGCACTTCCTGTTGGTGATAAAATATCTCCGTACTTAACATCTCGTGATCCGCACCTCAAACAATATCTAGCCATCTCTGATCTGGACATTATGGTTGCTGTTTTTTCAGTTTCCCAATCACTCCATTTATGCCCTAATGCTTGCGCTAAGACCTGTCCACATTCAATGCATTTCTGTGATTCTGTACAGGTTGCTTCTGTTCCAGGAGTGTGATCTCCGCTCTTAACAAGAATAGCTCCACACACCGTACACTTTTGAGGTTTTGTACATGTTGCTTTTATTCCTGGCTTATGTCCTAGTGCGGCTGTCAGAACTTTCCCACATTCCGTACATTTCTGTGGCGTGGTACATGTTGCAGCTGGTCCCGGCTCATGCTGCCCGATTGTGCATCCGCTTACAGTAGGTACTGGAACTTTTACATCGTACAGATCAGCAACCTCGACACTTTTAGAATGAACAATTCCTTTATTATAAAAATTTCCTCTTGGATAATATACAACTTGTCCATCAACCATATGTGATGCTCTTTTTTCCAGAACATTGTTATTGTAATAGTTACGGCAATAAACATTACCAGATACATTAATTGTTCCGTAATTATAAAAACTTCCGAAAATATACAAATTGCCCTTAACAGTTAAATCACCGTAAAATGTATAAGTGGCATTATCCCCAATATACATGTTTCTCGCGACAACTCTTCCACTATACTCCATGATGTCATTGTTTGTTACAAAATCCCCCTCTTCTGTAGTTCCCATTGATACATTGATCCTGGATGCATATACAGGAGCTGCTACGCTGATTACAGCCAGAAGCATAATTAATAGTAAACATTTTCTTATCTTTTTCATGTTAACTTTCCTCCCTTTGTTTTGATTATATTATACTATTGCAGTTAGGAAAAAGATAGATGGATTTTTGCTGAAAGCTTTTATATTTACTTATGTTTTGTTACATGTTATTATATTTTTACACAAAAAACCGACTCCTGCGACCAACAGGAACCGGTTTAATAAATAAGATAATCTCGGAGAAAATCTTACCTACACCATAATTATATCATCTCCTGGATTATCGCACAAGTAAAAAAAGGAGAATGATAAAATGAATGAATCAGTATGCATCTATCTAAGGAAATCCAGAGCCGATCGGGAAGCTGAAGCACATGGAGAGGGCGAAACACTCGCCAGACATGAACGGATCCTGTTAGATCTCGCAAAGAAAAAAGAGTACATTGTGGGCGCTATTTACCGCGAAGTGGTATCTGGCGAAACTATTGCCGACCGCCCTGTCATGCAGCAACTTCTCCGCGAAGTAGAATCCGGCATGTGGGATGGTGTTTTGGTTGTCGAAGTAGAGCGTCTTGCCAGAGGTGACACCATCGACCAAGGCGTTGTATCAAGGGCTTTCCAGTATTCTGACACGAAAATTATTACCCCCACAAAAATATACGACCCGAACAATGAATTTGATGAAGAGTACTTCGAATTCGGACTTTTTATGAGCCGCCGAGAATACAAAACCATCAAGCGCCGACTGAACGCCGGAAGGATCTCATCAGTAAAAGAAGGGAAATACTGTGGCAACAAACCACCTTACGGATACGAAAGAGTTAAGCTCGAAAAAGAAAAAGGCTATACTCTCCGACCTGTTCCGACTCAAGCTGAGATTGTAAAAATGATCTACACCTGGTATGCCGGTGATGGCTGCGAACAAATTGGAGTTGCAAAGATTGTACGGAAATTAAACGAAATGGGAATTGAATCTGCATTGGGCGATGACTGGACTCCTGCCAGTATACAGGGGATCCTAACAAATCCGGTATACATCGGGAAAATCCGATGGAATGGTCGAAAAACAGTGAAGACTATACAGAATGGTCAAGTAATTAAGGCGCGTCCTCGATCAAAAGATACTCTTATTTGTGATGGATTACATCCGGCTATTATATCGGAGGATCTGTATAATTCTGTCCAGGAAATTCGGAAAAAGAATCCGCCTCGCCCAGTTAGTATAGCAAACTCGATTCGTAATCCACTTGCCGGAATTGTCTATTGCAGCAAATGCGGTCGTGCCATGGTTCGCCGTCCTTATCAAAAGCGCGGACAGGAAGATACCCTCATGTGTCCATATACGTCTTGCCCCACAGTAAGTAGCAAGTTGTCTCTGGTTGAAAAATCTGTAATTGATGGAATTAGAGAGATTGTGGAAGAATATAAGTTAAACAATGATATTAATATATCTTCAAAGGCTATTGATTGCGGAATAACTTCTAAGCAGAATCTCATACACGAAAAAGAAAACGAGCTGGAAAGCTTAAACGCCCAAAAAGCAAAACAATATGATCTGCTCGAACAGGGCATCTACACCACAGAAGTCTTCCTCGAACGTGCCAAAACAATATCCGCATCTATCCAGTCATGCTCCGATACTATAGAAAAATTAAAAGAAGAAATCAAACATGACGAGAACATTATAAAACAACAATCAGATTTTATCCCGCGTTGTGAAGAGCTACTTGATAACTATTGGAGCCTTGACACAGAATCGAAGAATAAAATGCTTAAGAGTTTGATTGAAAAGGTTGCCTACTCAAAAGATACCAAAAACGCTTATGGGAAGGGCGATGAGATTAGTTTTCGGCTCGACATTTTCCCGCGAATCCAGAAAAAAAAGTTAATGACAACATCTATGTGCTGACGAACTGGCTCATTGATGTTATCAGTAATTATAAAAAGAAAGTCCCGGGGAATTAACCCCGGGATATTTTTACTGCTTCTTAATATATTTTGCAGATACAAAGCCATAATACTTTCCTGCAATACGAATATAATACCATTTGCTGCCGTTTTTATCTTTCTGTGTATAATTCATAACTTCTACTTCGTTGCCCTGGTTAAGAGTTGGGTATTTTTTGATGTTCGGGTACTCAGTTCCAGCCCAGGTACGCACATTAAGCACAGTGGCGGTTACATTCCCCTTGAAAAGCACCTGTGTCTTATCCTGTTTGCTTGAAATTACAATTGGCTTATTAACTGATTCTTTTGCCAGATATCCAGTCCAGATCCAGCCAATGCCGATACCGGAAACTTTTACATGCGTCCACTTTTCGCTTGTCTTTCCGTCAATTTCAACAACGGTTCCTTTATTGATTGAACCCATAACGTAGCCATTCGGTGTCTCGCGGACATACAAGTCATTCACGGTTGCAGTTCTGATTCCAGTCTTTTTCCAAGTCTCCTGTACTGTTTCATCCCAGTCAATCCAAACATATCCATCAATTGCAGAATCATTGATAGCGTAGGATTTATTTCGGACTGCCCCACCATTTGCCACCACGCCAGCTACACTAGAAGTATTTCCTTCGTTTGTATAGATTCTCGAGCTATCAAAACTTTGCACACTTCCAACATGAGAGCCATTGCGAAAGATTACAAGTGCTCCGAATTTTGGCTTGCTGTGCCAAGTTCCGTTTGTTTTAGCATGATTAGTGATTGATACGCAATTGTAAAAACCTCCGCCCATGTTCTTTAATGCTTTGGTGATTCCGAGAACTTTTACCAATTTCCAAAACTGGTACTCTGCGCACCACGGCTGCCCCTGGCATCCTGGCTGCCCCCAACTATTTACATCTCTTGCGAATTTGGTATAGTTGTTGTATCCGGCATTCTTTTTAAAATCATCCAGATAGGCATTACTTTTCTTTTCAAGGTACCCGCCGTTGGATGCGTAATAATCACCGAGATTTAAAAATTCCTGTAATTTGCTCATTATATCATTCCTTTCATATTAATAAGTACATGATACAGCGAGTAATTGTGAATTTCAGCCCCACATTTTTATACAATATACCTACCATGATTAAATTTCACAGAATCATGGCTGTTGTTACCACAAAGGGAAGGTACTATGCTATAATATCCTTTTACCCTTTGTGGTGCTTGGAGCTGAGTTTTTTGATTGGTAGTCGGGAACTCAGCTCCCTTTTTGTTGTTCCGATTTTGATATGCTGATTATAGCATATTCATTTTATGTTTGGTAGTGTTTTGTTATTTTTTTCTTGTTTCTCCAATAAACTCTATAGTGATTGTATTAATTATTTAAAATTTACAAACTTGCTTTCCATAATCCCATTCGTATTAAAACCGATTATCAAAAATTGGGTAGCTTCCATAAGATAAATTGAATTAAATGCAATATAAAAACCGGCATTAAACGAAAAAGGATTGTCGCTTGGACCATAAAAATAGCCCACTGTCATTTTATAATTTCTTTCTTTTAGTCTATTAGAAAATGTATCTTGCTCTTTCACAGATAGGAGATTGATGGAATTATCATTATTTAGTGCATTTATCGCCCCGATGATTGTCTTATTATTTGTCTCTAATTTCGAGATAACAGCCGTTGACATTTTATCCACTACATAATCCCAAAATTTGCTCATCAGTCCGCGTTTGTTCTTTTCGTCAGTGGAATCCAACAGCATAACTTCATCATTATCCGATAAAGCTGTACTTTTATGCGTGTAATTTTTCCAAGTATTATTAGCCATAGTCTTATACCTCCATTGAAATATGTTGTTTAACAAGTTGTTTTAATTCATTCAATTCCGCTCTCACGGAATCAAGCTCGGATTGCAGATTTTTAACTTTTTCATGCTCATTTTTTAACATTGCGAACATACAGGGAATCATAATACGATAGTTCCAGTTTTCAGCACGTCCCTTTTTATCATGGTCAACAGCAATTGGAAATCTGCGGTCAATATCCTCTGCAACAAACATTGGCATTTCTTTACCGCACCGTTCGTCTTGTTCCATAAGATATCCGTCTTTGTACTTCGCCCAGATTACCTTGATTTTATAGAGGTCTTCCAGTTCGTCTTCCTTTACGGTTTTCCCGAGTACTTTATAATGCATAGAGGATGACGCAATTGTTCCGACATCTCCATTATTATTTTTTCCCAAGTTACTACCGGTTATAAGCTTAGGCATTTCTGGCACATTGAGAGTCAGAGAACTGCTTCCGGTTGTCTCCACTTTCATTCTGGATACCGTTTTTAAAAGAAGACCAGCTTGTTTGCTCTCCAAAACAGTCCAATATCCATCAGAGTATTGCGCGGATAAATCAAGAAGTCCATGAACAAGGGAGGAATCGTAACCAGCTGTAGCTACAGACTCATTTATCTGGAACCACTCTTTTCCCTTGAAGTTTTTAAACCCAACCGAGTTATCTATTTGGGTTATTATATTTCCATTCGCGTCATACACCTCAAAGGTGCCATATCCATTATTCGGACCACCAAGCTTCAACGTTCCGCCTTTTGCATAAGTGAACGAAATATATAACTGGTTGCCCTCTTTATAAATTCCTTTCATGGAACCATTATTTGTAAGAAGATTAAATATCTCTTCGTGGGTAAGTGCGTCCACATCTATCACCACAGGGACAGATTGCATATCCAGCTGATTTGTAGTTCCATCTGCTGCATACAAGATAAATCTAACAGACACAATGCTTCTATCCAGTGAGCTAACAGTATAGCTTTTACTCGGCTCATTCACAGTTGAAACCAATGCGTTTGTAAATGTAGAGCCATCCGTGGAAGTTTGCACATACCATCTACCGGAATATGCTGTTCTTGTAGCACTGTCACCATCTCGATAATAAGCTTTTGCCGTAATTGTACTTGGTACAACCTTATCATCCTGTCCTCGCTTTAGGATATTGGATGAAAGCTCGATAAAATATGTCCTGCCAGGTACACCCTGCTCTCCTTTATCGCCCTGTTCACCTTTTATCTTCGTCCAGCTATATTTTGTCGGGTCAGTGGAATCATCCGGCGTGTTGTAATCAGTATATTGTCCAATATACTGCTTTCCGGCACTGACAACTACATCAAAGCCAGTTTTTCCGTCAGCACTATTCGCATAAGCTATGTGGAAATATGGCGTCTTTCCGTCCGCACCTGCTTTTCCAGGGATACCTTGTGCGCCATTCGCGCCTTTTACAAGTGTCCACGCGTAATCATCTGGATTAGTACTATCTTGCTCGGTAAAATCCGCATACATACCGATATACTCACGATTACTGTCCGACACAGAGAAATCTGTTTTTCCATCCGCAGAATTCGCATAGGCAATGTGTGTATAACTTGTTTTTCCATCTTTTCCGTCTGCTCCATCCTTGCCATCAGAACCGTTTTCCCCATCAGCGCCTTTGTATCGGGTCCATGTATAATCAGCCGGATTATCACTTTCCGTTGGCGTATCTTTGTTATTTGCAATTCCGATATACGCAACATATTCCGGCTCCAGATAGATTGGATTTCCTACAGTATCACATATTGTATTCCCATCTGTATCAATCCATGGAACAGTATCTGGGTTATCCGACATATCTTCGCCGTTTGGCATAGAAGCGTATTTAATCCAGGTATATCCATTCTTTCCGGGCTGTCCATCATCCCCGCGAAATTTCGCCCAGGTATAGGCAGCTGGATCCGTGCTGTTATCCTGTAAATAATCTGTGTAAGTACCAATATAAATATCTGGTGTCTCTGTCATTTGTTCAGATGTTGGATTTTCTACCGGAGCATATTTAATATGCAAATACGGCGTTTTACCATCCGCCCCGGGAGTTCCAGGAATTCCTTGTTCTCCTCTCGGTCCTTGCGGTCCCGGTATGCCTTGGTCTCCTTTTGGTCCCTGGAGACCGTCAACACCATTTGTACCATTTTTCCCAGCATAAATTTTAGCCAGCGAAAATCTCTTAACTACTGATAGAACACTGATATATGTTGCTTTGATGTCTACCCATCCATCGTCAGCGGATAATGCTGTTACCGTGTATGTCTTGGTCGCATTATTCCATGATCCTGTTACGCTATCTGATTTGATAATTGTAAATTTACAATCAGATGTAATATCCTGCGTTCCGTACATTACGACTGCCTGTGTACTCACGTTGCTCGGAAACATTCCGTAATTTCCATCAGAGTCAACAGAAATACCTTGGTATTCGTTACTTAACTGCAAGGTCATATTCTTTGCAAGAGCTGCCGCTTCCTGCGCAGATTTAGCTGCCGCTAAAGCATCCTCGGAATCCTGTAATGCTTTTGTTACGTCCGTGTCTTTTAATCTTTCCCAGTAATACCCTTTTCCATCATTGCGGAATCTGTAAGCATGGCTGTCTCCATCATAATACAGATCACCTACATGCTTACTCATTTCTGTATCAGTTAGCCACTCGTTTGCTGGGTAATTGCTAAGTGTAGGTGCAGGAGACCCGGTCCAGGTATTGATATTTCCGTCAATCTGACCTTGCATACTGTTTAACAGTCCGTCCAAAGGTGATGCACCGATTCGCACGGATGCGCCGTCAATTACAATCTGGTTATTATCAATATCGGCTGAAAAGATAATCTTTCCGTTTGTGTCACGCACGATCAGCGCGCCGGCATTAATATAACTTGCATTGATTCCTTCTGCATACAGAAGCCTTGCAATAAGCTCTCCATTAATATTTAATCCATAAGGATATGTCTTTCCTCCATCCATGGAAATGCCAATTGCTTCCGCCGTAAACTTCCATACAATATCAGATTCTTCCAGTGTAGGCTTATTGTGCGCATAATAGATATTGCTACCATCATCCTGTGGCTCTACAGTCATGTATAAACCACCAGAAGTTTTAAGCGTATTATTAAGCCTTTCAACGGCTTTTTCGCGCTCTGTGCGTTCATCCTTAACAAGTTGTCTAGCTTCTACCAGTGCTTTTGTAGCTTCCGACATATATGTGCTGCTATTTCGGATGGGATCATCTGCCTGCGTTTTTACAGTGGTAATGCCATTTAACGGAGATGATACATCAGTGATTGGTGTAAGATATTTATTGCCGTTTCGATCAAAACTGCGTGCCATATCACCAAATTCTAACAGAGGATTATAAATCAGATCCCCTTGCAGATTTCGGAATCTGGCCCCGACCAGATTACCGCCAATCCATGCCGCTACAGTTCCGAGGTCACTGTCAGACAGAAGATTGTTTTCTAACTCCAACACATATCCAGCAGTTCCAAACAGGGATTCAGATTCTTTGTTTTTTACTCTGATACCAGTAATTACAATATCATCACTGGAAAGTGTAGGACTACTCACGTAATCCTCTAATTTAAACGGAACTAAGGAGCCGTTTTCGACAGCTCCAAAATTCCATTTTATAAACTGCAAATAACCTCTGTTGTCAATTCTGGCGTTTGCTGTCTCTAGCATTGCCGCCCATCCGATCAATTGTCGGAATGTCATATTATCTGGGAGTGCTGTGACAATTACATTTCCATGTGCCATAGAGGAAAACCCCATAGGGATATTCAAACTCTCGCAAGCGTCTCTTACCAGCGCCATAATCGGCTGTGGAAGCGTCAGAGCACTATAATATTTAGCATTGGTTTTGTACATATCATCAAGCGCCGTAAAGCTCAATATTTCACCGTATTGCTCTGGCGTGGTAATTGTATAGACACCCTTATCAATCGTCTCATATCGGTCTTCCGATGCGGCTCTGGAAAGGACTATGATGTTTCCATCAGTATCGAGAATTGGCTCATAAAAATCATTCATCCAAATTGATTCACTGGATGGTTCCGCTACGGAAGTCTGGAGCTTCAAATATGCATGCACTTTAGCTTGATAGAAATTATAATCTTTCCACTGACCCTCTGTATTATCTAATTCAAGCTTCATCGTTTTGCAGACTGTAGCGCCGACTGGAAAACTGCTACTCTCCGCACAATCGGAAAAGTCATTGTTGCCGATCATAATCTCGTTTTCAAGTGTCTTTGTTGTTCCGTCAGCAAAGGTGATCTCCACGATTTCAATTACTTGCTCACCATCCTGCAATTTTTCTTTAAAAGTGTTTGATGCATTAATCAAGTGGATTCACCCCCTGCATGTTAAACGATATTTCCGAGTAATACTCTCCAACACGTTTTATATTGTATTGCATTTTTCCAACATAAAATTTTTCTGATCGCCATTCGTTTTTATGTGCTAACCAATGATGCAAAATAAATGGTTTTCCTTTTATAATCGCATTTACCAGATTAGTTGATTTCTCGTCAACCGGCACATTAGTTGCCTTATAACTGTATTGGATTACTGTAAAAAGTGGAGTTATCAATGCAACTCCTTTTTGAGTTCGGTTACTTCCTTCTGAATAGGTGGTTTCAAAATTACACTGCATATCCTCATCTGGCTGAGGGATGAGAAGCCCATTTATTTTATATCTATCAGTTATTGATTTGCTTATCGAAAATGCCACGTTCTCACCCCCCTATGCCAGTTCAAACGGATTTGTACCGCTTGCATCACGTCTTAACTTTGCTTCGTCAATCATCTCATCAAATATCGTTCTGCGGTTCAATTGCGCTGTGAATCTGTAATTTCCGCCACCGCCCTGATTTCCGCCGGATTCCTCTCTTACAATCTTCCTTAACAGGTCTTCCGGTGTCTCTAAGTTGCGCCCATTCTTCTGATCTCCAAGTACTGCCAGGAATTCACTACGCGGCGGTATTACGGCACCACTTGCAAGATATGGGATTGTATTTACCCTCGGAAGATTCATCCACGAACGAAATGTACCATTTTTTTTCGTAATCGGATTTGTGTACTTATAGGTAAATGTAAAGCTTCTTTCAATTCCGGATAATGCACCATTAATATTCCTAACGGCACTATTTACTTTTCCAATAACATCATTCAGAATATCGGTTATTCCTCTGATTCCGCTTGAAATTCCAGATAATAAGTTATTTCCTATTCTTTTCCCAACGGAGCTTATATCTTTGGAAAAACCTTCAAGGTTTGTGTTTATATTCTTAATCATTTCCGAAACAATCTGCTCAATACGTTCTTGCGCGCGTTCCCATTTTTTCGTCATAGTATTATACTGGCTTGAAAAATGGCTTTCTACTGTCTTGTGCATTTCTCCGAGCTTCAGATTTGCATGTTGCTTCATTCGATCAAGGTTTTTATCCACTTCTTCTGCTGAGTTTCCCCAGTTCGTAGTAGTATCGGTATTGATATTGCTAGTAGAATCTGATACAGATTTTTCAGCCGCAGACATAGCTTTTTCTGTAGCAGATTGAACACTTGACATTGCAGTGCCCACAGCTGTTGACATGCCACTCATTTTGTTTTCAGCGGTTTTTTGGGAATTAATGAATTTATTGTCCATATTCCCAAGATATTCATTAATTTTCTTGATGTTTTCATTGGCACTAACGTTGCTTTCTTCAAGCGCTGTTTTCAATGCTGTTTTAAATGTATCGGATGATACACCGGCATTTTTAAGAGTTGTTATAACTGTTTGGAATTGCTGGTCAAAATCAAAGGTATTATCCTTAACAGAACCAAGATCACCGCCAAGGCCTATTAATTCATCGCCAGATATAACACTTTGGTCTTCGAGCAATTTCAGAGCTTTGCGAACAACTTCAAAATCATTGAAGGCATCTGCTGTAGATTCTTCAAAATCCATAGCAGTTTTTACATCTTTGAACTGTTGAACAACAAATGCGGTAGCTCCTGCATTTAGCGCTGCACTCCAGAATCCTCCGAGCTGACCGCCGGATGTCTCAGCGGCATTTCCAAGCCCCTCTAAAGCTCCTGTTGCCTGTTCCGTTCCTTTTCCAATTACCTCTGATAGTTTACTGGCAATCAATTCTGCGTTTTTACTTTCAGCAATCTTTATTCCAATATGCCCGATTAATAATGATACAAGTTTGCTGATTCCTGTAATATTAGCAATTTTTACAGCAAGAAATGCTTTTCCGAGAAATGAAGCGATTTTTCCAGCAGTTCCACTTGTTTCAAGTCCATCAAATAAATCCTTCAAGGCTTTGACAATTGCTGTAGTGACTTGTTTTAAATGGCCAAGCCAATCAATCTGAGAAAGAAACGTTCCAATTCCTTTTCCAACAGCTTCCCAGTCTGTTGTTTTTACAAAATCAACAATTGCATCACACAAATTATCAAGAAATACCTCTAATTTTTCTCCATTACCTTTCCAGTCGAAAGTTGATATAAACTCATTGATTCCGCCAGCAATATTATTGACCATCTGTGTCCAATCGAAAGTAGTCGCGAAGTTGTAAAGAGCAGTAAAAGCTCCATTCATTGCAGTGGCTAATGAATTCCCAATCTCCGAGAAAGAAATCGTGGAAAATACACCATTTAATGCTGTCGCCACAGCACTTCCTATTCTTGCATAAGGTAGATTTTTCACGAATCCGCTAAATATTCTCCACGAAATCATGAATTTATCTCCGATTAACTGTCCAAGTTCTTTCCAGTTAACTGTTTTAACAATTCTCTTAATTCCTTTTGCAAATTTCTTTCCAAGGTTATACCAGTCAATTCCTGTAATTGCCAAGCGCAAAGCTTTTACAATGGTATTTATTCCGGTTCCAACAGTCTGTCCCATTAATTCCCAGTTGATATTATCAACTAAGCTATTAAAGGTTGTTGTGAATCCGGTTATAAAAGGCTCTATCTTTGGCCCCACATTATCCCAACTGATTACCTCATAAACCCTTTCAAGCCCTGTGTTGATACCATCAGCCATATACGAGCCAAGTCCTTCCCAATCTTGGCTTTGGATATATCCTTTTATCTTATCTGCAATATCTTTGATAGAGCTTTCAATCGGAACAGTTTCAAACATCTCACTTGCGGAAGGAGCAGTATAGCCACCACCGCCAGAACCTGCTCCACTGTCGGTTTTTCCATCGTCATACCGCTTAATTTCATCTAATGAAGAGAGATATCCTTTTGTTGCTTTTTTGGCTTTATTTGCGTTTTTAGAGCTTTTGTCCAGACTGGCCGCATAATTCTCTTGCACTCCTATTGCTTTGGTAAATGTATCTTTTCCCGTCAAGGCTGCAACCAACATGCCTACACGCGTTACAGTTTCGGATATGAGATTTATAAACTTAATAAGAATCGGCGCAACAGTTGTCAGAATCGGCGCGAATGCTGTAGCAAAGCTATTCTTTAATCGTGTCAGTGCGGACATTAGAGAAGAAATACTATTGTTTACATCTCCGGTCTGTGTCGCTAAATCATACTTGGCAAGATTCTGAAATCCGGCTACAATCGCATTACGTAATTTGTTGAACAGAACAAACAATGAACGGATTCCAAACGCATATTTCAATAGATTTTTTAACGACAGTGTGCTTTTATTTGCTGATTTATGAATTCCAAATATACCACTGGAAATTCTCTGCAATCCACCTGTGATTGCGCTTGATGTAAGTTTTAAAAGCTTAGATACCAGTCCGTCAATAGTCTTTCCTATGCTTTTGATTTTGTTTTTTAATCCGGAAATTCCGGCATTCATTAGTTTTTTTGAGAGATTATCAACCTTTTGACCGAGCCTGCTCACAGAATCCGCTGTGTTGTCCACTTCTGGTGAGAGAGTTATTTTCTTATATTCCTGTGCCTGCTTATTGAGTTCATTCAGCTTAATAGCGGCTTCGTCGTACTCATCATCTCCCCACCATTTCCCGGATTTTTCAAGAGACTTCAATTCAGCCTTTAACTTTTTGATAGAGTCATACAGTTCATTTACTTTTTCTTTTTCACCATTAAACGCGTCAGCCGCTTCTTGCGCTGATTCTCTAGCAACTTTAGCGTTTTCGGCGAGTTCCCGTCTTTGCTCTTCTGAAATCTCGCTGGTATCTCCGATCAGGCTACTATCATCGTTCCATCTGTGAATTGTAAGCCCAGATACATCACTTGGATCAAATTTACTAACAGCTTTTACCGCACGTTTCCCAGCTTCTGCAGTGGCTTCAAGGTTATCAGTTAGATTAGATACCGCATTGCTCGCTGTATTCGAGCCACCGGTTAAGCTGCTTACGATTTTATTTATACTGGAAGAGATATTTTGCATATACCCCAAAATACTTTCCAGGGATTTCACTATATCATCAGTACCTTTTTCGACGCCGCTTGCGTCTATTTTGGTATCAATTATTACACTTCCATCAGCCATGCAAAATCACCTCCTACAGCCATTTTTCAAGATTTTCCATTTCAATCTTCTGTTCTTCACTTATCTTCTTTTTTAGATCAATAATATCTTTGTTCTGGTTGTAAAAATCGTTTTCCCACTTTTCCAACTTCTGATGTTTCTGCTTTTTTTGCCTAATATTCACTACTTGCGCGAAAAGACATTCACCAATTTCCATATAGGCCCCTAGAAAAGTCCACCAATGCAAATACGGAAGTGCCCGGATCTCAGTCCCTTGCACTCTGTTTATTGCCGGAATAATGATCTGTGCGTCCTGCTGCCAGTCCATTGTGTGTGGCTTACGTTTTCCATCGTCTTCCATGCCACAATCAATAAAATCAATTACAGCCTCACATGCTTCATCCCATTTATCCGGTGGCAGATCATCATAGTCCTCCACTATAATCTTCAAGATGGTATCCATTCTCACAAATGACTTTTCCTGTTCAGAGAAATCTGGCAAAAACAAATCCGGATCGTTCATGGCCGTTAATACGTCCAATACGACCCGGAAATCCGTTCTTATTGCATATGCGATTCCATCAACATCAATTGAGGTTGGAAGCTCCCACGGGTTCATTATTTATGGTACTTTGCCGTATATTTGTTTTGACGGCTCTGTACCCTTTTAACTCGTGTATCAAACTCTACTTCCACGATATCACCAAGTTTCTCCATGATTTCTTCGATGTAAAACTTGCCGCTCTCCAATGGGGTAAACGGATTCATGACCGAGAAAATTGGGGCTGCGATATCGCAATTAAACAATTCGTTCAGTTCATTTCTCAGTTCGTCACATTTATCAAAAAATACATCCGCGCTCTTTTCATCCTGTCCGATACTGGAAAACATTTTATTGAGGAAATCAACTGTCTTATTGTATCTTCTGGCAATATCTAAATCCGGATTAAAGCGGATTGTGAAAAGAATGTTTCCGTCAGCGTCCAAAAACTCATATTCAGCCGCCTTGACATTGGTTTTGATTTGTTTTGCTGCCATTTCCATATCCTCCTAAATTCGATTAAAGCGCGCTATCGCTTACTGTAAAGGTTTTCTTTGATACATCCCAGGTTCCTTTTACTCGATTTCCGGCTTTATAAATTGTAAATGGTGTCTGGATACCAGAAGTATCGCCGCCGACACTGTTTGGGATAACATATACATCCTCGCGATAAGCCCATACAACTGCTGGTGCTGCATCACTATCCCCTGGCTTCAGAAGCACATCAACCATTGTGGTTTTACACTTATCTCCAGTTGCCCTTGTGTTCGCCAGCTCCATGATTTTGTTGGAAAGCGCATCGTCATAATTCTCGTAATAATATGGATCCACGTCTGCCTGCACCTCGTAACCGGAGTGCTGAACAGACTGTTCGCCCCAAATGTTTTTAGTAACTTCAACATCCGGGTTCAGTTCCTCGTTGTACTCTTCGAGGTTTTTACCGATTTTTACATATGTAGGAGTTAAACTCCCAAAAGAAGAATCAAGATAATGTGTAAGATATTTTCTTTCAATCATAAAAAAGTCCTTTCTGCCTATAACTTTTAAAAGGCTGTGTAGGTTAGCGACTATCTCCAATTGATAGCCGGTTAGTTGTTATATTTAAGTGGTGCAATCACCATTTTTCCCAGTCATATTCGTATTTTACTGTGATTGGAAGCAACCAGTCCTGTACGCCGTTCTCCTGCGGCTCTGTGCCGTAGGAATTATCGCGAATGATGCGTTTTATCACTCGCCCTCTGGAAAGCTCTGGAAAAGCGGATAAGCGCGTCTCGGTGCCATCTACTGTGACTGGTTCCCGGCAAATCCACTTGCCAAGGTTGTCCAGAAACTTCTGAACAGATAGCTTCTGGCGCTCCTTTTCGGAAGCTGTGCGATATACCACGATAAAGGGGTACTGGCACACCTGGTGCATCGTTCCGCATACATCCTCTTTTTCTGAATAGATTAATGCTCCTGCATCCGCAAAGAACGCAATTCCACTGTCAGTTCCCAGTTCTTCATATTTGATTGTTTCGTTTTCATACAGTCCAGGATACTGATTCAGTAAAGCTTTCATGGCTTCTGTCAGAATCTCATATCCCTCTGCGTCCTTGCCGATCGGTTTATCCGCCATATTGCATCCTACTTTCCTAATATTTCAAAATGTGGTATCAGTGTATACGGTCCGCCCACACTGGTGATTTTAAATACATTGTCCTTGTTCTGGTTCATGTATTGATAAAATCCGCTCCGATAATCACTGTCAATTATCATTCCACCAGTCCACTCACCCTCCCAGAAGAACGATTCATCTGAGAATGTGATAGTATCCTCCAGAGCGTTGTTAATCTGCTGTTTCCACTCTTTAGGCGGTACATATGGGAGAATCTTGCTATCCTTGTCAATAATGGTTATATCGCCATTCTGGGCGGTATATCGGATGTGTAACTGTGCGTTGTCTGTTGCGTCTGGCCCGTACTTTTTAAGGATTGCTCCTTTATCGGTAACGAGGTCGACACCGGATAAAACATGAGGATACCAGTACGCATCTCCTGTTGTGGCTGATTCGTAATAATTAAAAATCGTCACCGTTTTTTCGTACATGATACCCTCTCCTTAATCATTTATTTTTTAGCTTATCCACATCAACCTTGGACGTTCGTTTCCACAATTCCGTAATTTTCTCCCATCCGAACATGGAAATAAACGCCACAATAAACCCAGCCATGATAGCTGCTAAAATCATATACCACAAGATTGTCATGTGGATATACTGCATATACGCCACAAAAGCGGCTACAGTAATTCCGATAGACAGTACAAGCACCAATGCATCTGTCGGAATTTTCGACAGAAACCCAACATTTTTAATCACCTGTGTAATCACAGATACACAAAACGCCAGAATCCCAATCACTGCCAGAATCAAAGTCATATTTGCGAATAATGTTTCCATTACTCTTTCACCTCCTCATAAGTTTTTTCAAAAATATCCGGCTTGCACGGATAAAGCTCTCCGTTTACACCCTGAATAACATAGTCTCCAACAGAAACATGATGTGTTCCCTCTAATGTTTCGATATACAGCTCACACGGAGGTAAATCACAAGTTTCTGCGCCGTAATACATAATGCCTTTTTTATAAGCTTCTTGCGCCCAAAATGGAACGTAAAACAAGCCGTTCCGGTCTTTCAGATCACCATCATACTTAAATGCTTCAATGATAACAGACTTTTTTCTAAACTTCATATTCACACTCCTGCATACAATACTGGTATTCCATCATCTGTCCTCACTCCCATTAACAGCGGTAAAGCTGTTTTAAGGAGCAAATCATTTGTTTTCTGCGTATCTCCAACAGCACTATATACCGCACTCCACTCCTTCGCGCTCGCTCCGATCTGTTGAGGTGTTGCATAAGAGATGGATTCACTACCAGAAGATACAGATGTTACAATTCCTGTCGTGCTACCACCGGACCCGATTGTGGTTGACGTACCACTCACAGCGGCATTGGTAGCATTCTTTTCAGCAAGCTCAATCTGATACATTAATTCAGCCAATGAACAGACTGCCTTTTTGATACGCTTCTGTGAGCGTTCGTTTGTTGGTAGTCCGTCCACCAACCTGTTAAATGTCATCGTGTCTATAAAATCACTGGCTTTTTCTGCCACCCGTGGGAAGTCGGCTTCTGGCACGACATTGCCGAATGATTCTGTATAGAATTTATAATCTGCATAAGCCATGCCAGCTACCTCCCACGATCATCATTTTGCTGTTACAGTTGCGTGTCCGGCGCTCAGTGCTTTATAGGTACTGTCGCACTCAACCACTGTGATTACCT